CTCTAAAATTCGGTCTCTCCTACACGATCTCCATCGTGTGGGAAACCGAAGCCGTGCGTATACGGACGTCGATTTATTGTTCGGTCACTTGGTAAAAATTCTTCCATAGATTGAAAAGGCCAATGAACTACCTGTAACATTGAATTAGGAGTACGCTCTTGGCATAGGAGGACATCCTATGAAGAAGTGACATCTAAAGTCATCTGATACAGCACGCATTATTAGTGGTGATTTAACGGTTGGGCAACTCACTGCGAAAACGGATAGGGGAACACTAGGTCCCTGGACGAAATCCTGTCCGTTGTACTGCGCAGTAAGTGACAATGGTAACGCATTATAATAGGGTATATGCTGATACGCCACATTCGTATCAGTTATCCAATTTGTAGGTGCAGCTGGTATTGTCGTCCCAGGTAGCACCATCGATCCTGCATTAGCCGTACCTCCAGAATTAGTTGGGTTCAAATTCTTTGGTAGGGTCGTAATGTTCGATACCGGCACAGTGCCTCCTGCACCTGCATAACCGGGGAAATTACCGAAACGGATCTTCGAGGGGTAATTGTCTGTAGCTTCTGTGTCCTGGACCATCAAGTTCACACCACCACGGTAAAAGGCATACATTGGTACTAACATACTATATAAGTCTCCTCCCATAGGCGGAACAGTGATTGCACCATCCGTCTTCATCTGTCCTGCGCTTAAATGATGCGGCATCATAATAAACGAGGCACCCAAGGTGAAGCCGGTGGCAATAGGCCACATTGGCGAATTCCTCAGAAGTAGTTGCTTGATAGATAACAACTTTTCACCTATGCATCTCGCACTGGTTAAAGTTTCATCTCTCCCAAGCGAGATTAATCCAATGGTATCATCTGCAATCTCCTTACTAGTTTCCTTTCCATGCATAACTTCCACAGTATTACTCTGAGGGATATAGGGTATAGCACTGGAAGTGTTATTAGTAGGAACTGCATATTCCAGGTCTGGTCCTCCAGAAAAGAATATTTGTATTGCTATGGACTGGGAGCAACTCTCAGGAGCTCTCAAGTCGTTCAGTACTTTAATCTGAAGCCTTCCTAGAACACTCGGTAACACCGTAGTTTCTGAGGTATTTAGATAGTCCGTGTAAGCCAGATATGGCAACTCTAGACTGATTTCATCTTCAGTTCTAATGTCTACAACTGCTCGTAGAACATAAGAAGAGTTAACTGTATTCACAGCAGGTGCGTTTCTAGTCACAGGTATAAATGTGACTTGTAACTTCCCTGAGTGCATCTGGGTTTTCACAAACTTCAAGGTCAGTTTGACTCCTCCTCTCCACAGACGAAAGAATTGGGTCAAGTAACCTATTGGAGCATATTGCCTGTATAAGACATTCTTACCGTTCACAGTATCAGTATAATCATGATACATGAGATGCGGTGCAACAGTCATATCCAGAATGGACGCTCCTTGTCCATTGTCAGCACCCCATAACAGTTCTCCGTGGTACCACGGTACCTTCGTTAGGTATGCGAAAGACATCTCGTCTTCATTAGTGTAACTAGCATAATCTAACGTTTCGACACTGTTATTACATTTGGCTCCTCCCGGTACAGCAAGACTAGGTCCGTCTACTGTTCCAGCATAACGTGCTAGGTTGGCACCAAAGACCTTGACTCCATCAAGTTCTCTCGGTTTCGACCAGCCCCAAATGTGTGACATACGGGCGCCGATGTCTGCTGCCCACCCAAGGGTGGAAGAGAAAGCGCTAAGGACAGGTACTTCATTCAGCACAGAGGCTGTTTTTCCCACATTCCTAAGGGCTAACTCAATCGGGCCGGTGTTTTCCTCTACTTCCTTAACCTTCGTACGATTACTAGGTCCAGGATTCAATTCAACATCGTGCATCAACTTCATGGCTGTGCCATCATAAAGACTCTCAACAGTATTAGACTGCGGGACAGTAGGAGCAATAAGCTCAACATTTTCCCAGTAGCCGTAAACTAGAAAATCCACATTAAGTTGACCCGGTGGAGCAGCAGCTCCGGTCATTAGGGCAGAATACACATCCAGGTACCAATTCCCCCAGTCATAATACTCCTCGTTAAGAGCATAATATTGACTAGGTGCAATGTAAGGTATCCTAAATGATACGGAAGACTTGTCACAGGATAGCTCAGCGTGCGGATGCTGAACTTTCTGGTCAAGTCTTTTGTTCACTCTGCTGGTGAACTTGGGATTCAACTTCAAGAAATCATTCATACACGGTATATAATGCAATAGAAGCTTTCCTTGCTGAAAAGGAGAAGCATTAACTTGCACTCTCAGTATGAAGTCACCCTTCATGAGGTTGAAACCTTTTATCTTATCAGTCCACATTGCTATGGAATAGGGGTTACCCGGAGTTACATACTGTGCAACTGCACCAAACGCAAGGTTGGTGTTAGCGACAGCAGTAGTTGTCCAGGAACCTCCCTGTATGAGAACAGGACGAGCCAAGAAGGCTTTGATATCTGCGTGGACTTCATGGTAAACCGAAGTCAAAGAGGTACTAGGGATCCTATCTCCAATGACCACAGGGGCTGATTCGTAAAAGGTGGTGGTAGCTTGTTTATCAGTGGTAATATTTTGTTGGGGGGTTGTTAAAGATTCCATATAAAACATGTACTGGATTTAAGTTTTATAGTATGTGCATTGCTGACCAGTAAGCTTCTGTGTTAGGCTCTGCGAGAACCAAGTAGAGTTACCACATACTCCCACTTTCGTGGAGTTTTGTTCACAAAAACAGTATCCGTCACTACGATACAAATTCTACTCAGTTATTGTGCACTGAGAGCCCGACATTAATAGAATTGTTATCTTACTACTGATATAGATTATACTTATGAACACATTCCGATTTACATTAAGAGGTTACAACCTACGGACCGGTTATAACTTTACTTTATAATGTAGGTTATAAACAATTTACCTCTCTTCAAACTCTAGCATAACTTCTAAAACTTCATCTGTACCAGCGGGACTCATTCCCCTAGTAATTAAGTTTTGCTTGAAGAGATCGGACAACATGTTGTGAGACTCCATATCAAAGGTCTCAAAGGAATATCTATCACTAGATATTGACATTAGCTTCTCTCTCGCTACGTCATATGAAGTGTACTGAGGATAAAGACCATAGGCTTCCACACATGCTGGAGCATAACGTGAAACAGCCTCCTCAAAGACTTCTCTGGGGTAATTGCTCAACTCCAAAAAGGCTAATTCTACCTTTGAGGTCTCTATTGATGGATCAGAACACCCTTTAATCCATCTCAATCCTTCAAAGATCGAATAGTCTCGAAGAGGAGCATAGACCCACCGCATTCCTTTATATGTTCCCAACACAAATTGTCGCGCTATAAAGCTTCCTTCGTCTATTTCACGAAAAGGGGGAATAACGCCTCCTTTGCCTTTAAGCTCGTCTGTAAAATCCATTCCTACATAGAGCTTTATGTTCTTCTGGAGTTGTTCAAAGGTGGCATACTCTCGTAATGGACCTTTAAAACCAGCGATAACATCATCTCCCATAGCTATAATCATAAAATTGTCCATGATCATCGGAAGGTTTAAATCGCCAGGTCCCGCATTATAAGGATTCAGACCCTTCTTCTCTAACATAGCGCACACAAGCGCATATACTATAATACACGGGTTACTAAACGAATTCTTAATAGCGGTTAGGAAGTTGCCTGAGGTATTTCCTCCATACCACTCGTATAGATACCATACTCCATTCACATGTGTAAGATGAACAGAGTTGGTTATATCTTGGTAAAGCAACTCACGTATCTTCCAGCTATCAGAGCCTATTACGTCACCGTAAAACTGGTGAATGAGTTGTAATGTGGGATCAAAAGCAGCACACTGCTTCTTATCATATCCACTATAGTCACCAAAGGTTAGACCATATCCCTTAAACATATCATAGATGGCTTCCCAATCTCGCCCATAAGCATTTACACCTATGGCACAACCATTTCTGATTTTAGATTTGGCAACCCATCCCGCAAAAGCACCGTACCACTTACGACACAAAATGAGATGTATTAAGTCCATAGCACAGAACAATCGGCTCTTACCTATTTTAACTTTCTCCTTAAGCAGCAGTTCATCCTTCAAATTATCCATAGAAATGGCATGAAGGGGAGTTCCAGAAAGTAGTTTCTGTTCACAATGATCTACATACTCAAGTAAAAAGTTCCTAACATTGGGCTTAAGAGTCCCATCTGGATTAGCCATCCACTGGCGACCCATGGCTGGTATGTTATGGGCCCCCAGTACAGCTCTTAGGACAGCTCCTGATGAAGACTTGAAGTTAAGCCCTTTTAAGACATGTCCTGGATCTCCATATATGCATTGATCTAAACTTAACACCTCGGGGTTTTTCTCAGGATTACTTATTTCAAAGATCCTCTTAACCACCGCGTCCCTCACAGCAGAAGCTATTACCTCAGGAACAGCAGTATTATTGGATCCATATCCTTTACGAGCATTCTCCCAAACTGGTACCTTCTCTCCCGTCTCCTTATTGATATAATCTCTAAGATGAGCAGGAGCTTTCACACCAGGGAACTTATAGTAGAACTTGCTCCTTTTAATAGCACATTCACTATGCGTTCCAAACTGTACAGTAACTTTTGCAGTACTATGATGACCTTCATCAACCATTATCCGATTTTCATCAGCAGGATCCAAAGTCATAGTACCAGCTTGAGCCACAGTGCCAAAGTGTTTAGTTACGAGACCATCTACGAACTCTACTTCTTCTGTGATGTTTTCTACAACATCTTTAACATTTGCATGAGTTCTGTTAATCTCATATTGTACCCATTTCTCGAACATCTCTCTGTAAACAGGTACACCCACTGGATACACTCCTTGTAGAGCAGTATGCAGATACATAATAATATACTGGCCTGCGCTTTTATACTCCCAAGGTGGTCTTACACAATTGTTTTTCCTAGGATCAACGACTAGGCATGGAGATACACAATCTCCAGCCACTGTACCTAGGCTAAAACCTTTACCACTTAAAGTAATACCCTCATACTTATAGGTATTCCTTGTATCATATTGGACACCTCTCTCATAGAAGGTAGCATTATATACAACTTCCGCTCCAGTAAAGTTCATCCAAACAGATCTCTTCAAAGGAGCGGTATACGGTAAGGTATCTAGTGTGGGCTTAGTAATAAACAACCCTTCAATGTTCTTCATAGTAGACATGTAATCCACCACTGTCTTTGGGGCAAACCGATTCAACATATTGGTATGCATTCTCATCTTATCTATGGTAAACACCTGTAGATCGACCTCCATTAAGTCGGCGTCATCAATAAAGTGCATATCTTTGATATCAAAGGTATAAGGGCTCTTCATAGGGTCTATAGCACTACCAAAAGGAACTAGAACTATCTCATATCTAACGCTTGGGTCATCATTCTTAGCAGCGATACCTTCTATAGCTTGTCGGGCATGGTTAACAACTACGCCTAACCTATTGGCTATAAAGAAAACGTTACACAAATTGCGACGGGACACTATTTCAGATGATTCTATCTTCCTCTTCTGAAAATATAAGGAATATGTGTTCTCTACCACTTTGTGTACATCTACTGGGGCATCAGGAGTTGTATTGGACTGCGGAGTCGCCACATACCTAGGTATAACAGCAACCCTATCTCCTTCTATTTCCTGTATAGATACATGCTCTTTTGCAAGAGCTGTTTGGTAATCCTCATAACAAGTATAATCCTGATACATATAATAGCCTACATCATGTAATCTAGCTACATATTCTGGATTCCAATTTACTTGCGAAGAAGATCTCTTATCTATAAACTTGTGACCAGTAGGTTTTCCTAGCAACCACAACAAACCAGTTGCAATTGCAGAACCTAACGCAAACTCAGCTATAAGAGACACATACAACTTAAAGGTAGGATAATAATCTCCCAAAGCGGCAGTGAATAAGTCATAGCAATTTGTTATCTTTGCCATGACCCACTCATACCACGGAGTAATTATAACACACATTTCCCAGAGGTGCATCATAATCTTTGCAACATGTATATTCCTGTATTGAGCATAGAAGTAGTATTCTAACATTTTAGATTTAGCTACTTCGTACTCTAGTTTACATAGATTATAAAGATCAGACGCTCTTAGCCTTGAGACTAAAACAACTGTTCTATGATCTGCAGCACACATCCGTAGGAACTGTGTGAGTTGTTCCATATTTAATTCTGGAATCTCAACCACTTCATAGTTCATATTACATGGTGCGCCACCCGCATCAATATGTACAGTTGTTTGATTACAACCTTTCCCGGCGTGTACCGCAAGTTCCCGAACAGCACTGTGAATTTCCTCTGTATAACTCTCGCTAAGATTCCTAAAGAACGCAGCCTTGCCACGCAAACGCTCCATAAAGTTAGGATCTATCTCCTCATACTCAGGTGCTGTAAAGAATTCCTCTTCATCACTTGTCTGAGGGATAGCTGTACCATACTTATTCCGTCGCCTATGCAATGGTTCGCGTTTAGGGACGAAACGGGGCTGGGGATCTCGCCTGGTTTGACGAGATGCCGTTCGTTTAAGATCGTCTTTCACTTGCTCCTCTATTTTCTTAAGTCTAGCCTCCTGCTTCTCTTCAAATGTTGTATCTACTCCAAGAGGCACAGCTTCGGCTTGAGCTACAGGCTCTACCAGCTCTCTAGCTCGGCGTTCGGCACATTCTTTAGCTCCTACTTCTAGGAGTTTCCTGCGCTGAACACCCATATTTTCTTTAGACCTAAGTTCCGTGAGTGCAATATCCTTGACATGGTCGAGGGAATATATATTAGGATCTACAAAGGTACCTGTTCCGAAATCGAACCTCCGGAAATAATATAAATCAGGAATTAACCTATCCTGACCTTCAGGTACCCTCTTCCTATCCACTCTAGCATAGAGGTATGTATCATTCTCGTACCCGGCAACTCTGTTGGTATTTGGATCAACAACAAAGTTTCCGGCTGCATCTCGAAGAGCATAGTCCGGATTAACATAGACATACCACGCACACTCATTGAGCCTACGTTTCACTGCATCGGGATTCCTAATAGAAGGAAAGAAATTGAGTCCTATGTGTGTCACATTGGTGTTCGCCATTATAACACTTGAACAGAACATTAGCCTTCCTTTCTTCTCAATCTGGGCTGCAGGAAGCGTCATGGGGTTAAAACCCGCCATATATATCAGCATTCCTGGCTCAGTAGGACTATTTGCCGCAACATCTTTCATTGTAAAGGCATCTGGATAGTACACAACATACTGTCCTCCATAGGTATCATAATGCTTTGGATCTACTTCCATAACATACACTTGACTTTCCCATGTCTTTCGTAGTTCCTCAATTTCTGCAACTGAAGAACCCTTACTTATTATAAGATGTTGTGCAATAAAGGACTGGACATATGTCTTTCCTGAACCCGGAGCCCCAGCTAAGAAGAAAAGCAAAGGTTCATCTCTACTAGACACATTGAATGTGCCATCATTAAGGGTAATCAACATTTGCTTCACAGTATCAAATAGCTTCTGATACATGATCCGGCTAGGGGTGTCCTTCTTGTCAACTTCTGTATTGAGATCTATCAAGCGCATATTAACAGCTTTTAACCTCCTCATAAAGTCTGCAGAAGGCATAGGGTTCTCAGCTAACTCCATGGTCAATTGGGATACTTCTCTAAATACCTTATTCAGTTGTGAGTCTGCAGTAACAAAGTATTTAGAAAGGTCCCAACCTATCACCTCGAAAATCTTGGTGAGTAGTTTGGATATCCAATCCAATACTCTACTTACTATCTTCGTAAGACCCTCAACCTTGCGTTCAATACCGGCAAAATCTTCACAGATCCTAGTAAAAGTAGAATCAAAACTGATAGTGCGGCCAAACGTTAGAAGAGATAACCCTTCTACTACTAGCTCGGTCCACGAACCTGTTAAAGCTTGTGGTGTGATAGTTGTAATCCACGACACAATCATGTCCTTAACAGGACTGTTGTACAGATAAATGATAGCAGATCCAGCAAGTAACATCTTAGCCACTCTTATAACTTGAGGATTATATCCGTCTTCCAAATAATGTATCGTTGCAAAGACTACTATGAACGCAAAGGCACCCTTAACACTATCCTTGAAACTGTCAACAATACCTTGCAGGCTGCTCATTACACTTTCCACTATATTACTAGTAGACTGTGTAGTTGTATTTACACACCTCTCAGCTGATGTAGCCAATCTATCGGTACACTCTTTGAGCACCTCCCCGAATGATTTCAATCCCAAGATATCGAAACACTGTGGTTTCGTTTCTTGAAATAAATCAACAACCGGGAAGAGAGCGCTAGGAAAGTTCCTCTCTTGACTACCCTGTAATGCTCTCACAAAGGACGAATACATATTGTCCATGATCTCTAGTCTTCTATCAGACCCATCAACAGGCCCAGGGTTGGATTCGATATCATGTAAGAGACGCATCTTAAAATATTCTAGATTTGTAGATGATCCACTCCAAGGACCTATCTCCTCTAGAACCGATGGGGTAAGTCTATCGCAAAAGAACTTTATTTTCTTCAGCGCTAACGCCATATTGTTACCACAATGTCGCTCTCTTAGCAAATCCCGTATCTTCACGTAATTCGCCCAAAGATTTAACATATTATGAGCGTAATCATGTAAAACATCATGATTAACATCTTTAGATTCAACGTAACATAGCCAGTATTCGGCTATAAGCCTTGCCACTGCGCCAGGCCTCTTGTAGCTATATGCCAGGGCCTCAACAGGGACACCTGGTCTTACACTTAAAGTAGTCTTACTTTCCTCGTCTTTAGTTTTACTATTAGAATTGTTATCCATATTTGTTTAAGCACTAAACAAAGGTGTGCTCTGCCTACAGAGCTATAACGGGTTCTAATTTCTAACATTCGAACTAGGTCAGTCTCGCACAAGGTGCATATAGTTGCCACGGAACAGGCCACAGTACCAGTTGACTAGACTGTACTGCACATACATTCATATTAGGCGCGTACAAACACGTCCCTCTTACGGAACCCGCTAGGTTAAGAAAATGATAACATCTACGATTACGTTTTACGATGTACCACTCAAGGAACCTCATCGTGGTGCTGCCACGACTTTTTACATAAGCGAGATCGCCAAGTACTTTACCTAATATCTCCTGTATGTCTCCACTCTATCGTACGCGAGTTATTATGTCGTTATACTAATACTAAAGTGGACCAACGGAAGATTTGGGGATAAACCTAACCCGTCTATGTTTAACTATTTGCGTTATGTGTTTCTCAAGACATCATCTAGACAAAATCTTAGAAACTAATGTACACAAAGAACGTGTACGGGTAAAGCGCTCCCACAGAGCTTGTATTTCACTGCCACACAGCTTGTTGTTGCACTGACACACAGCTTACGGATTTCCAACGCAAGGAAATCCTCGTAGAAAACTACGACTTCGATCTATGGATCGGGGATGGATATCGTTGCAAAGCAACATAAAACACTGCCAAACAGCTTGATTAGCTAAAATAGCTCTTCGAATATAATTCGGCATCAACATTTAAGTTGGAAGGTTTACATTGTACAATATACGTACTATACTGCCACACAGCTTGAAACAAACCGGCACGGTGTGATTAAGACATATCACCCGGTTTCCCTGTTTATTCCACTGCCAAACAGCTTGATTAGCTAAAATAGCTCTTCGAATATAATTCGGCATCAACATTTAAGTTGGAAGATTTGCGTTGTACAGAATACGTACTATACTGCCACACAGCTTGAAACAAACCGGCACGGTGTGATTAAGAAAGATCACCCGGTTTCCCTGTTTATTCCACCACTTTTCCCAGTAAAAGTGCTAAAACCTGCTAAATGTCTGTGAACAACACGAGAAGACTATGACTCTCGTGAAATTCTTCAGTCCATTATAGAGAGCGGACTCTACTATGATTAGCATCATAGCGGAAGCCGACGACTATAATGTATA